TCTCACGGCTGATTGCACAGACTACGGCTACAGAGGCATCTATCCAGAGATACAAGTCTGCCCTTACCAAGTTGGTTGACACCAGAGAGGCGGCTGTCAGAAATATGTTGTCGCTTGAGGATGGACTGCATTTCCCAGACCTTACATTCAAGGAGACCGATGGTGTCGTCAGGGAGGTTGACTCTTGGAAGGAGTCCGCTGACGGAAGATACATCATTCAGCGTGTGCTGTCCGAGAAGAAGGGTGAGTCCTTCAGGGTCTACTACATCGGTGAGACAATTAAGAACGCTGATGGTGCTACATTGTATGACATCCCTACGGCAAGGATTGGTAATGTGGAAAACACCACACAAGCACAGGTTCTTGTCAGAATCTTTGAGGATGACATCCATCGCATCAAGCAGACGGCAAACTTAGTCTCTGGCGGTCTTGGGCCGTTTGAACCTCTCAGAGTTGGTGATGTTCTCATTGCCAGACAAGGTGGAGGTGCTGTGTTAAAGAGTGCTTGGGATGCCCCAGCATTCTCAAACGCTGTCATTGCGGCCTACAAAAAGATTGGCGGCAAGCCAGAGAACATCAGGGACTTTGAGGCAATCTCCAGACCTATGTACGACTTTGGCGAGACCCAGAGAATCGTGTTCACGGCTAACGGACAGCCTTGGCGTAAGGAAATGGTCATCACCCCATCAAAGGAGGGTATCCTTAAGAAGTACTTTGACAGGGATATCTCTGACGATGGCATAGTCAGATGGATTCAGAAGCCTAAGAAGCCTAAGACTGAGGCAGAGGCTGGTACGCAGACGGAGTTCCCCTCAAGCACCAGCGTTGAGGACAAGAACCCCAATGCAAGCACCAGTGCTCCGTCCCTGCCAGAGCCTACCAAGGAACAGACCCTTGTGTCTGACGCATCCGAGTTCACGATTATCTCAAACAAGACCAAGGATGGGCAGACCTACGACCAGTGGGAGGTCATAAAGAATAAACTTGGCTACCAGATTGTCAGGGTGAAGGAAGCCAATTCAAACAGAGATGTATTCAAACTGTTTAACCCATCGTCCTTATATCTTGGTCAGTACTATGACGAGATGGAGGCTGTCGATGAAGTCTTAGCCAAGGAGTTCCAGAAACTAGAAGCCAATGAATGATGACCAGACAATGCAGGGACTCATCGAGGAGTTCAAGAAGACTGGCTGGGTGTTCGGTGTTCTTGGTGGGCTTGGAATGCTGGCTCGATTGATTCTTACGGACGAGAAGTACAACACGACCAGATGGCTCAGGAAGATAGCGGCTGGCACTATAGTCGGCATCATATGCTACTTCTCAGTATGGCAGATGGATATAGACCCATACTACAAGAGCGTATTTTGCTCTATCGCTGGGTCATTAGCACCTGAGTTGTTCAACTGGGTACGGACTAAATTTTTACAAAAAGCCGAATCAGAATGAATTGGTTCTGTTTGCTCGTTTTAGCAACACTGACATTTGCTCAATGTGGTTGTGCTTTCTTCAAGGAAGCCGAACCACCAATCGTAATTTCCAACAATGACCAAAAGGACAAGTACATCACGAAAGTCGAAGAAGCAGTCTCAGAATCCGCTTCTGCTCTTTCTGCTGTCTTTCCTGCCATCCCTGATGGAGTTCCTAGAGAAGTCCTCAAAGGACAAATCGAAAGACTGAGCGGCATCAGTAAGCCTGTGGAGGCTCGCATCAAGGAGTACGAGCGTATCATAAGGGAGAAAGACCTTAAGGCGGCAGAGGATGACAAGCGGAAGGCAATCAAGTTTGATGAGGAAACCAGCAAACTGTGGGCAGAAGTAGAGAAAAGAGATATGCAATTAACAGAAGCAATCGCAGTGCGAGAAGAAGCAGAGCGAAAGTTAAAAGAAGAAACCAAAACCAAACTAATCCTGCAAGCGTCGTTGGCTTGTCTAGGATTAATGATATTTGGAGTTTTGGTGGTAGCATTCTCGCCAGTGGTTTTTCTTAAAAAGGCTGGTGGTATAACGATTGTACTGGCTGTGTTGCTTGAGGCTGTGTTGCTCTGGTATCTCTCTTGACAGGACGCAGTATGCGGCAACACTTGTCCTGCCTATAGCGGTTGAGGGGCGGGGTTGCGTTGTTCTCCTTTGGTAGCCGCTTATGGAAGTGCCAGCGTGTTTTCCTTCAGACACGCTGGTGCGTTATTGGTAGGCGTGGAGGGAATCGAACCCTCGACTTAACCCTTATAAAGAGTCCACTCTAACCGCTGAGTTACACGCCCATTCAATAATGCAGAGGGTGTGGGATTTGAACCCACGATACCTTTCGGTATGCCTGTTTTCAAGACAGGTACAATAAGCCGCTCTGTCAACCCTCTAAGTACGGCAAGCGGGGGTCGAACCCGCAACATCCAGTTTGGAAAACTGACACTCTGCCAATTGAGTTACTGCCGTGAAAGTGCGGGAGGTGGGAGTCGAACCCACAATGAGCGGATTTTAAGTCCGATGCGTCTGCCGTTTCGCCACTCCCACTAAAGTCACCGAGACAGGACTTGAACCTGCAATCCCCTGCTCCCAAAGCAGGTGCGATACCATTACGCTACTCGATGTAATTTGGAGGCTGGGAGAATCGAACTCCCATTGTTCCGATGCAAACGGAATTTCCTACCATTGAAAGAAGCCCCCTGTAAAAGAACGCACACCTACTAGGAGTCGAACCTAGACAAGGAGAATCAAAATCTCCTGTGCTACCATTACACCATAGGTGTGTAAGTCAATCTAAGTCTTCCTCGTCATAGTCCTCGTCATCCATTCCAAGTTCCTCCTTGTGGACTACAGGCTTGGGGGCTGGCATATAGGGTATGCCACGCTCCGTGTTGAAGTCAACCACCTGACAGGCTTGGTCGAAGGTCAGTCCGTCCTTGGTCATAAACGACTCGATAAGGGTATCGTAGTCATAGATGATGCCGCTTGTGGAGGCACACTTGCCTATGATGGCGTTGTCCAGCCACTCACGAGGCTCAAGGAAGGTACATCCCTTATACCGCTCGCTGTTTTCTTTTAAGTCTGCTTTTGAAACTTTTCTCATATGCCTTGGTCTTGAATTTATAGACGGGAATTCTTTTTACGAACACCTTGTTTATTGTTCTTCTTACGAACAGAACCTCCAGTTTTCCCTCTGACATCAGTTCCGAAATCCATCTTTGAGAAACACGATGGACAGTGTTGTACTGTTTCGCCATCTCTGCGGAGGAGAAAAAGCCTTTCGGCATCGTCTCCTCTTTTACTGGAATGTACCTGTTTCTGTAGGAGTTTATTTCGTTTATGAACTCCCTGAACTTTGTCTTGGTTTTCATCGTGCGTCTTGTGGGTAGATGAATTTGTCTCCGACCCTGTGGACTTGCCATATCTTCCAGTCGTTACCCTGTATGTACCCACATAGCCATCCAGTTCCCCACTCAGCCGTTCCCAGTCTATTCTTAGCATAACGCATCTCACGCTTGCGTGAGAGGTGGCCTCCGCAAAAACCAACCACACCTCCGTGTTTTCTGGCATTGACGCAACCGATTCGATGGAGATGTCCCATCGTGACAGCCCCTCCCGACACTCCGTAGAACTCAGCGTGTTCTTGTATCGAGTATCTATTGACTGTATATCCGTGTACGATGGCAATTTTTCCAAGGCGAAAGACTCCTTCGTCTGCGTGGTAGGGGAGTATAGTTTTGCAACCAATTCCCTTAATGAAGTTGTCAAGGTCTTCCATAAGATGGAAGCAGTAGTCTTTAACGATAGCATTTGTTGTCGCATAGAAGATGTTCTCTGGTCGCTCGCAGTGGTTACCCTTGAGGTATCTGGTGGGCTTGAGGTGGGTCAGGAATTTCTTGCCCCACTTGAGGTCATCCTCAAGAGACTCCGACTGCTCGTTGGCTGAAGCACCGCCTCTGATGGAGCGGAAGTCAAAGCCGTCTCCAGCGTGGATGATTTCCTCTGGCTGATACCACTGGATGAAGTCGAACAACGCCTTAGCCGCATCCCAGTCCACCATATCTCCGTGGTTGTCGGAGACTATGACGAACTTTATCTTTTTTTCTTTTTTGGTTTTTGGCATAGAGGTTTGTTACCTAGTTCGTACTGGAGAAGTTTATACCTAAGTTCAGTGACTTGGTCGGTAAGGTACTTCATAGCGTTGACCATCTCTCCAAACTTAACAGTTCGGTCATCGTCATAGGTTTCTGGTTCGCTCACGACTGCTTGCCCTCCTTGGCGGCGTTCCACGCAATGGCTGATGGGTGATAATCAAGAAACCATCCAGCCAACTCATCCCCGGCCTTGGTCAGCCGCTCGACCTCGGCCTTGAGGCTGTCGCACTCGACTGCCAGCACGCTGTTCTCCGCTTGGCGGGCTTGGCACTCGGCCTTAAGGCGGGCGATTTCCTTTTCCTTTTCGAGAAGCACATTGACGGCTCTCCCTACGGCATCGTTGCTACCTTCTGGCTGGATGCCTGTATTAAGCCGCTCGACCTCGGCCTTCTTGGCTTTAAATTGGTCAGCCTCAGACTTTAAATTAGTCAGCCACTTGTCGTGCCAATAGGTTGCCTCGATTTGCCAGTAGTCGAGAGAGTGCATCAGTTGGGTCACTGCTCTTTTACACTCATCGGCATTGGCATAGTTCGGTTCCGTAAAGCAGTCAGTATCAGTTCTGCGTCCTTCACTGACAGGCTGACGAACTTCTGATGGGGACTCTTCTTTGCTTTCCCTAACAGGTAGGACAAACGGACATCCACTGGCAGTACGGATTTCTTTGACCTTGGAGGCGTTGTGGAGGACATCTATGAGTTCTTCGACAGAGAGACCCAGCAGGTAGGCAGATGCCTTGAGACTGTTCTGTGCGGTGTGGTTCATTGGCAGGAGTTGAGGTAGTACCTAGCCCTGTTGAGGGCAGGGTCGTTCATCTGAGTGTTGAAGCGTAGGCGGGACGCACCAGTAATGCCTTTGTTGTAGGCCATATACAGGGTCATTTCGTTCACCCTGACACCACGCTTTTTGAGCGTGTCGGCAAGCCATTCAAAGTGCCACTTGGCTACCTGATGAGCCATAGGGTAGTTGAAGGCGTTGTCCATATTGTATGCCCAGTCCACATTGTTCCTGCGGCAAGCATCGACCCAAGCGGAGCGTTGAATCTGGTATCGCCCAAGACTAGCACCCCTGTCTCCCACAGCGGTGCATCGTTCATTGGACTCGATGACAGCGATTTTATTCAAAAAGCCGTCCGTAATTTCCATAGCCTGTGCTTGGATGCACAAGGCGAGGAGTAGCGTGTATTTCATTGGTGAAAAATGTCCCTGCTAGGAATCGAACCTAGATAATTCGCTTAGAAGGCGAATGTTCTATCCATTGAACTACAGGGACAGATTGGTTAGAACGGAACTTGGTCTTCGGGTTCGTCCTCGCTAGAGCCGCCATCCTGCTTCAACGCCCAGAGGGCTTGAGCAGACTTCTTGAGGGACAAGTCCTTAGCACCGACCTTGCCAGTCTTTTCCCACGGCTTCGGCTCCCACTTGTTAGCCCAGTAGTCGAGGTCAGCCTCGGGCAGTTCTTGCAGGGAAGTACCCTTGTTCTTGCCAAACGGAACGGCAAGGGAGAAGTCGATGCTCACGCCAGCCGCAGGAGCAGAGGAGGCGGCAGGAGCGGCCTTCTTGGCAGGAGCGGCAGGAGCAGAAGCGGCCTTGACCACTCGGTCAGACTCACAGTCATCATCCGTGGTAGCCAGACCCCCGATAGAAGCCAAGCAGTAGCGTCTCAGGTAGGTCAGGATAGCACCAGCCTGTTGACCAGTAGCCTGTTCGCCTACAGGGACGATGCACGAGGAATGGATGCTCGTGCCGTTCTTGTGGGCGATGATGGTCTTGATGCCGATGCCGTTGTCGTGGTACTCAGAGGTCGGCAACTGGATGACCACGAGGCCGTGCTTGCTGAAGATTGGCTTCAGGTACGACAGGTGAGCCGATAGGCTGGCGAACTTTGACTTGAAGTGCGGATTGAAGTCATCGGCAACAATGTCCTTGGTCTCATCGTGAACCTTGCCAAGGGCGGTGTACAGTTCGGACAGGTTCTGGGTTTCGTTCTTATCTTCCATAGGTATATGGTGTTGTATTTTCCAGAGAAGTTTACTTGTTCTCGTCCACGACATTGATGCGGCGGCTGTTCTCCTTGTTGATTCGGACAGCCTTGCCTTGGTCGTTGAGGTAGGAGTAGTACTCATACTTCTTGACCTTGACTGGCTTCAGGAGTCGAGCCATCCGACCATCAGGCAGGACGACATACTTCTTGGCGTTGTTAACCTCGATGACAGAGGCGGTTTCGGTTTGGGTGTTGGTTTGGTTTTCCATTTTGGTGGGGGTGAAATTAATGTCTCTGAACCACGCCTTAGGCAAGGGTGAAGTGGTGTTGTCTTTCATTCTTTGGACGCTCCGTAGATGGTGAAGTAATCCTTTATTCTGCGGATGATAGCCGCACCAGTCTCAGAGTTGTTGAACCTGTCGAGCAAGCCGTTTCCATTATAGTTTGTGGTGATGATGGTTGGGCGGTTGTTCGATGTACGCTCGTCAATGATGGCGAACAAATCAGACTCCATACGAGCCGTCAAGCGTTCTTTACCAAGGTCATCAAGAGCGAGCACGGCACAGTTGACGAGCCTGTCGATGACCTCTCCGTGGGAGCGTTTCTCAAAGCCCTCCTCAATCTTCTGCTCCAGTTTACGCATCGTCAGGAACTCGCAGTTCTTGGGGTAGGCGTTGTTCCAGCCCCTGTTGAACATCAGCCAAGCCGTGCGGGTCTTGCCTGTGCCTGTGATTCCGTGCAACAGGTAGGACTGGTCAGGCTTGTAGTTCTTGACGGCCTCCTGCATCTGCACAGCCAACTTGGCCTCGATGGTGTCGTAGAAGGCGGCAGGAGTGCTCGGGTGGACTGGACGGAACTGCCAGTTGTTTTTCTCAAAAACCTCCCTGTAGACGAAAGGCCACTCGTGGTGTTCCTTGGTCTGGAAGCAGTCTAGGCACACGGACACGAGAGGCTTGAACTTCTCGCTCCGTGCGTCCCAGACAGGGACTGCGTCTTTCTTGCAGTGGATGCACTTAGAAGCCATTGGCGTGGTCTTGGTTGGTGAGGGGTGCTTTGTACTTGGTGTTGTCCTGCTTGGTCACGAAAAGCCCCTGCCAGCCGAATGCAATACTTTTATCAATCGTGGCGATGGCCTGTTTCTCGTTCTGCAGGTCGCCCAGCATCTTGACCTGCTCTACCCTCGTCATAGCCGTCAGAGGCTTCTTGGTCTGCTTCCTGTATGCCTCCCACTTGTCCCAAGCAACCTTGAAGTCGCTACCATAGGGCAAAACAACAGGCTCGTCCTTTTTACTATCCTCTTTATTATCTTCTTTATTATATGTGGGAAGTCTACTTCCCCCCCTAGGGGAAATGGGTTTCCCCCTCCCTAGGAAGTCTGTAGCACCCACCAAGGCTTGCTTCTCAACAGTCCGTAGGAGCCGTTTGCCGTTCAGTTCGACCCTTACCACCAACTGGTAGTCGATGAGGGTTTTGAGGACATTCTTGACCTGTCTCTCGCTCAGTTGCAGAGTCTGTGCAAGGTAGCCGTTGGAGGCGAAACATCCCTCTTCATTGTCGAGGGCGTTGACGATGCCGTACACCACCTTTTCGGTGATGGTAAGGGTTTCCATCTGGAAGACCTCTACAGGAATCCAGACACCAGTGAAGGATGGCTTGCTCATTACAGTTTGATGCTCTGCTCTAGGCACTGCCAGCCCTCGTGTTCGACATAGGCACGGACTGTGATGTCCAGATGCCCATCCTTGAACACAGCGTTCACTGTGTACTGGTCGTTCTCAATCCGCATATTGCCGTCATTAAGAACCATAGTCTCACGCCAGTCCTCGATGAAGTTGACGATGACATTCTCAGCCCAAGCCCCATAGCCTAGGCGGTTGACCAACTGCTTGTCTGGGTTGCTCATCGGAGGCGAATGTTGAGGCCGCTGATGACCTTGTTCTTGGCCTTAGGCCAGTGGTCTGCCTTCAAGCAGTCCGTGTACTCAAGCAACAGGATGTCCACCAGTTGCTTCCAATGGCTCAGTTCCTTCTCGTCCACAGGGTGGAACAGTGCCGTGCTAGGGTCACAGGTCTCTGCCGCAATGAACTCAAAGTTGAAGGGCTTGTTGTACACCTTCTCTGCCATAAGGCAGTAGAAGCCAGCCTGTAGCCAGTACAGCCTGTCCTTGATGGTATAGGAGAACTTCTCGATGCTTGCGTCATCACAGGTCTTGATGTCCCGAATGATGCCGTTCTCCACATCAATCAAGTCCAGTCTGGCCTTGCAGGGAACTCCGTGCAGGTCGCACAGGAGCACCTGCTCGTACCGCATATTCTGGACAGTCTTGATGGCCTTCCACTCGTGCGAGTACTGGATGGCGATACAGGCCCTGTCCACAATCTCTTCAGATGCGGCCTTGAGGATGGTCTTACCTGCGTACTTCTCTTCAAACGCCTTCTTGATGGCCTTGCCCTCAGTCGTGCGTCCGTCCACATCGGGCAGGTAGCCGATAGAGGACTCGTACAGGCTAGGCTCCAGCATAGCCGTATGCACGGCAGTGCCAATCTTCATAGCCTCGGTGGTCTCGACCTCCTTCTGGTTAAAGAAGTGGTAGGGCGAGCGGTGGAACGCCTTGAAGCGGGAAGCATTCAAGGCGGGAAGAGAGCGGTAGTCGCTCTCCGTCATCTTGGTAACAGGGATGTTACTCATTGGTTGTTGGTTGTTGGTTTTGGTCTATGTACACAGCGACTCTTGGTTGAGCCGCCCAGTACTTCTCAACTGTGATGGCCCATACTTGGCTGTCGTCAACCCAATATTCCATCTTTGTAAACTCGTCCAAAATGGCCTTGACAACATTGTCCACATCGGGTTTAGTCGTTTTTACAAGTATTTTACACTTGTTAATCTTTGGTAAAAGGTACTTGGGCGGTGTATAATAAAGCCTGATGTATACCCTGACCGCCCCATCAATGGGCTTCTCCAGCGGCCTGATGTGCTTCCCGAACTCATTCGACCAGTTGGTGATTTTGTTGTTCTTCATCTTACCTACGAACTGCCTACCATCCCTAGTCCGCAATATCCGCAGGTTCGCCTGATGCGTAGATGTAGGCGGCTCCATAGGAACTTCCAACCAGCATTGACTTGTCGGTAAATTTAGCATAATTATATAATATGGAATACGAGTCCAAGTATGAGAGGGTGAAAAACGACAAGAAGTCAACAACTTTGGAAAAACTGCCCAAGGCCAAGAAAGACGAGATTGTCTGGCTCACAGACAAGGGTCACACCCAGAAGGAGATTGAGGAGAAGGTCGGTGTGTCCTCGCACACAGTCGTTGCCGTCAGGCAGGATATGGGAGACTCAAGCCTCGACCTTGGCACTTACAAGAAGAAGACCAGCGACCTGTTCAAGTCCATCATAATGAAGGGTGCTCACAGGCTCGATTCTGAAATCGACAAACTGCCCATCTCGCAGATGCCTCTGGCACTAGCCATCCTCATCGACAAAGTCCAGACGCTCAACGACCAGCCTGTCGTAGTCACTGAACATCGTCTCAAGGTCAGACACGAGGACATCAACAGAATTATTTCTGGAGAGGTCATAGATTTGCCGCCAAGCGACAAATAATAGAATTTTTTTTCAAAAACCCACGCTAATAAGGTTTCAATTTAAGAAGCGTGGGTAGGTGAGAGTCAGTTGTCGGGAGCGATTCGCCCTCGGCCTTTCTGATTTCCGTGGCGGGATGATGTATGATTAGGTCAAGCGGGAAAGCCTCTGCCCCTGTCTATCGCCAGCCGTGCGGCTGGCACAGGAACTGCGTCACACGCTAACGCCAACGCTATCGTGTGTGATGTGGTTTATGCAGAAGCAAGTATCGTGAAACCAAAACACTATGAGCAACATCAAGTCGCTCTCTGTCACGCTCACCAACGCCGTCAAGGTCGAAGTCGTTTCGTCCTGCGTCTGGACTCACACCACGCCCTACACGAACATCAACACCTACGAAGGTGAGACGAAGTTCGTGTCTGCCGCCATTGCCGTGGCGAAGCAGAACAGCGATAACATCTTCACCACCATCTTCGTGACCACGAAGGAGTCGGGTGACTGGATGCATCGCTTCGACATCACCAAGCACGAACTCGCTCGCCTTGCCGCCTACGAGTTCGTCAAGGTGTTGCCGAAGATGTTCGCTATCGCCTACGGCATCCACGCTGACGGCTTCGCTCGACTCAAGAGCGATACCCGCAACGAGGAGTCCCGCAAGATGACTGTTGCGTTCACGCTGGACTTCAACCGCCAGATGGAAGGCGGCATCACGGAGTTCCGAATGGAGTCCGTCAGCGACAGCGACCCTGTCGTCGAAGAGTCCAGCACCGCCGCTGATGTCGTGGAAGACATCAAGCCCAATCAGTTCCGTGGCCTTGTGTACAAGCCCTCCAGCGACACGACCCAGAACTCCTAACGCAAACGAGCACAGCACTCACGACTGGCAATCGTGGGTGCTTACCTCTGCCGCACCTCCTACGCACTTGAAAAATCTATTCAACTTCACCAACGCCAAGACCATCAAGGGTGAGCGTTACGGATACCGCACGGCTATCCTGTATCTCGCTCCGCACAAGATGAACGGCCTCGGTGTCAATGTCTGCGAGCACAGCACTCACGAGTGCCGTGTTCTTTGTCTCAACACCGCTGGACTCGCTGGCGTGTTCAAGACCATCGTCGAGTCTCGCATCAAGAAGACTCGCTGGATGCTCAAGCATCCCGACCTGTTCTGGTCGCGTATCTCCGTTGAGATTTGCAATCACATCCTGCTGACGCTTCGCCAGCGTAAGCGTCTCAAGCGTAACCTCAAGCCGTGCGTCCGCATCAACGGAACGAGCGACCTGTGGAACGATGAGGTGCAAAGCCTGATGTATCGTCATCCCGAAGTGCAGTTCTACGACTACACCAAGGATTTCAACCGCATCATCGCCTACACGATGGGGAAACTTCCCGCTCACTACCATCTCACCTATTCGTACAGCGGTGGCGACACCAACAATGCGATGTGGTGCTTGGACAACAAAGTGAATGTCTCTGTCGTGTTCGACACCAAGCGTGGCAAGAAACTCCCGACTCACCATTGGGGCTTTCCTGTTGTCGATGGCGACACGCACGACCTGCGTTTCCTCGACAAGCCTGTCGATGGCAAAGGCGTAATCATCGGACTCCGTGCCAAGGGCAAAGCAGTCGGAGTCATCGCACACGAGCAATCGTTCGTGCAGAAGGGAGGCGTGTCGTGATACCTTACAGGAATTACGAAGCGGCTGTTCTGACTCCTCAGGTTCAAATTTGGATTGACGGAGAAGTCATACACAAAGTTCGCAAGTGCGGTTGCGATAAGTGCAATCACCTGCTGTCGCTCCGTGTGCAACGAAGGAAGGAATACCTGCTTCGCAATCGTGATAAGCATATGGCCTATAACAAAGCATATCAGGTTATGCTTCGTAAAAGAGCCGAAGCGGCTGGAAGACCTCGTATCCTGAACCTGTCTTGGCAAGCAAGCGACCCGATGAATGATGCTGACTGGAATTTCTATCAAGAAGTTCACGCCTATGTCAAAAGCAAAGGCGTAACAGTCAACAAACTCGTGAAGGCACTCCTTCAAAAGGAACTAAAGAAAGGAGTCCGCTCGTGACTGAACATCAGGAGCAGGTGATGTGGATTATGTCCGCATCGCAGGACTTCTTGGCTGAAGCGACCTCGCAGAAGACGCTTGAAGATGGACGCACCGCATTCCTATTCAGCAGAGACGACATCAACAAAATCGTAAAGCGATGCGTTGCTCGTTGGAACTGGATGCCAGATGTAGTGAGTCTGCGGTGGGTAGCGACTACTGTTCCCGACCCAGCAATCAACTGGTGCGAATGTGGTAGCCGCAAGCCTTCCTACTGGCTGTACGATGGACACGGAATAGCACTCTGCAAAGCGTGTGACACCTGTAAGCCGATGCGATTGAAACGCTATCGGCCCGATATACTATCCGCATATGAAGCGGATGAACCGATTGACGACAATGAGTAAGAGTCGTCTGTCTCATTGGGAGGATGAACACGAAAACCTTCTCGCTGAACTGCTGTCCTCCCACAGCGGTGAAGCGGAAACCAAAACCAAAAACCAAAATGACCAAGCGTCACAGCCGTCCCACCAAGGCTCTAACTAGGTGGCAACTGGTGAGCGAAGAAACGCTCGCCTTCAACAAGGTCGATAAGACCTCCGTAACTGCGGACAGCAATGTGCCGCAGAAGAAGAACAGACTGCAAGACCCCGATGTGCGAGCGAAGGCGAAAGCCGCTCGTGAGCATTATTGGAAGAGGCGTAGGCAGTCGGCTGAAGCGGCGATGCGATACCAAGAGAAGCACGGACTCAAGTGCATCTCTGCTCGCATCCCCGAGCACATCGCTGACAAGTTCTCGCACATCTGCAAGTCCAACGCAGTCTGCCAAGCGGAAATCATCGCCCGACTTCTGCTTCTGTACATCAGGAATAATTCGTCACCCAGCACGAAGTAATTCCTCCCCCTCGCTGTGTCCTGTGTGAAAGCCGCC